CACGGGCATCGGTCTGATAGTCCTCGGTGACCGCATCGCCGTCTTCTTCAACGCCTTCGGGAACGAGTTCGGCGCGTGGCTGTAGTTTGGCAGTGACGCGATACAAGCCGTCTTCGGCAGTCTCAACAGTCACCGACAGGTTGAACTCTTGCAAGCCAGCGTTTGGGTTAGCCCGTCCGTCAAAGCGGATGCTGCCTGAAGTTCCGTCCACACCGTCAACGCGACCAAACAGGGTCACTGGAAGGACGAACGCGCCAGTGGTGTTGTTCTGCCACATCCACGGAGTCCACGGGAAATCAAGCATGAACAGGTTCAGTCGAGTACGAATCTTGATGAGGGCTTCGCTGGTGTGCTGATAGGTGTAGCGGTTCATTGCCGTGAGAACAGCGTTCACCTTGGGCAGCAAGTCCTTGTTCACAGGACCAACATCGGTGTCGATGCCGCGATTAGGATAACCTGTGAGGGTTTCCTTGTACTCGCTCTCGTTTAGTTCGCTGCGGAATGCCTTGAATGTCTTGTTGTCTTTCATGTTGTTTCCTTTTTCCATTTACTCGCTGGTTGAACCTGATCGTTGGTCTGACAAATCAGAAGCGCGGCGGGTTCCAGTTCCTGCATTCTTACGCCGATCCGCTGCCCAATACATCTTGCCGCTCTTCTTGTCCTGCCGAGCCATTGGATGGGTGGAGCGGCGGTCTGGTGGAACAGACTTACGGATCTCCGCAGCGTGTTTCTCGTAGTCAGCCTTGGATTTCTTTAGTGCTGCTTGAGCAGGAGAGCCTTCCCAAGCCTCATTCGTTTGTTTTGTTTTCTTCTGTTCCTGCTCGCTCTCCATTTTGTAGCGCAGTTCTCTTGCCCGCTTGCGTGCATCCGCGTTTTGCTGAATGGTTTTGTTGTTTGCCTGAGTTGAGCCTTCGGCAATTTCCTTTGAGAAAACAGAAAAGGTCTTGCCTTCGCTCACGCTCTTCCACCCACCGCCCTGCTCGTTGTACCACTTCACAGCCCATCCGTTGGCGTAGGCAGAAGGATACACATCAAACTTGGCGCGAGCCTTGGCTTTGGCGCGTGACCACAGTTCAGGCTTCGTGGGCTTGTTCTTCTCCATGAGGGCTTGTGCGTCCTCACACAACCAGAACATATCCATGCCTTCAGTGGTGGGAACCTCGAAAGACTCTTCCACCTCTTCCTTGCCCAGTGTTGACTTGAAAGCGTTGAACAGCACAGGAGAGCCAGTGATCTTCTTCACCATTGAATCAAGCATGGTGATCATCATGTCACGGTACACTTTGGATGAACCCATGCTCTTGGCTTTTGCTGGCGATTCAAGGGCGCGGCGTGCTGCAAGCACATCCTTCTTCTTCACAAGACCGCTGCGGAGCAGGGTCTTCTCCCTCTCCTTTTCCACGCCTTCGATCACGGTGGCGGGTTCTTTTGAAAGCGATGCACGCATGGTGGCGTACAGACTCTTGTTGTTGACAACGCGATCCACAACATCCACCAGAATCTCCTGCATGAGCATTCGGTACGCAGGGTTCTTCAGTGCCTTATCGGGATCGGCAAACAGGGTCATGGCGCGGCGAACATTGTTCTTCGACACCAACCCCATGCGGAGCAGAGTGTTCAATTTAGATGCGATGGCGGGGGTCTTGCCCATTGGTTCCATAAGAGTCTCCTGTTGTCCCTTTATTTAGATTTTTTCAGGTGGCTGGTCATGCGGGGGGCGTTGCCTTTTCCGCTTCTTTGTGTCTCGGGTTCCACCCGTCTTTTTTGAATCACAGCCCGCTTTTTCTCCTTGTCGCTCATCTCGCTAGCGGTTTCGGGGGTTTCGCTGCTGACGCGGGTGCTTGGACGGCACTTGGGGTACTTGCCTGTTGATGTATCGGAGCGACCGCAAGGCGGGTATTCACCCGCTTTGTTCTTTTTACCACCAATGTTTACCCACTTCTCCTTGAACCACCGAGACAGGTCTTCATCAATTGCACAAGGTGGAGTTTTAAATTTAGTGTTGTGCTTGGAGAAGCCGCCAGTCTGACCAGGCGTGGGTGGTCGCCGCTTGTACTTGTCGCTTTCAATTAGTCGCGCAGCAGCAGCAGCGTATATTTCATTGTAGTCAATGCCTTCTTTCAGAGCCTTGCCCACCTTTGCTCGCTTGGGCTTTGCTGCTGCCATGCCTGCTTGGAGATCCGCAAACAGTGCCTTGACATCCTTTTGGTTTGCGCGGCGTGGCATACCACTCTTGAAGGTAGCCATGTCGTTTGCTGCAACGGCAGCGCGGAGTTTGGACGCACTCATTCCCTTCAGTCCACCCGCACTCGCGTCCCGCTTGCCTGCTTCCACCGTTTGGAAACTCTTTAGTTTGAGTTGATCCTTGCCTCTGCTTGGCTTCATGAAGTCACGGAACATCTCGTAGTTGCCTTGGCGGTCTTCACCACTGACAAGCACCACATGGTCGTAGCCCTTGTCTGCAAGCCAGTACAGCATCTCCACAGGGTTTCGAATCTTCTCGTCGTCCACGAAGTTGCCGTCAGGGAAAAACTTCTTCAGATAGTGAAACTTCTGACGAGCCGTGAGAGGATTCTTCTTCGGATCGTTGGTACGACTGCTGAACATGGCGTGATCTGCACCCATGCTACGCGCCGTCTGCACCACTTTGTCAACGAGCAGTTGGTGACCAGAAGTAGGTGGCTGAAAGCGTCCAAAGGCAACCACGATGGTTTTTCCTGAACGCGCAGACTGAGTTTTATCTCTAACCTGTTTTGCCACGGGGATCACCTCCGATACTGCACTCCTGACACCAACTGCTCGTTACTCTTTTTTCCAAGTCTTCTCAACGGTGAAGTTGCTCCGCGAGAAGTCAAGGCGGTCTACTAGTTTCACGGCTTTGTTGCTCATGCGGTCAATTGCCACATAGCCTTCGGGAGCGGTAACACGATATCCCTTGCCGTCTTTGACAAATGTTCCTACCCCGCTCTTCAGCGAGGACAGTTTGTTGACGATGCTCAGTTTCAGCGTAGCCAACGCATTATGTAGGGCGAAAACCCGATTGATCTGGTTGCGGTTTGCCTTGATCCAGTCCATAGACGGAGTGGGCTTTGCACTTGGCTTCTTGCGAGTGGTCTGCGCTTTCTGTGACATCATAGCCAACAACTGGTTCACATCAGCGTGACCGCTGCCCATGTTGGAGCGCACCAGTCCGTTGATGTAGGTCTTGATGGCAATCTTTACCCCTTCGTTCCGCGAGATGCCGTTCATCGTGGTCTTCAGCGCGGCAGCAGTCTGTGTAAGCGTGGCAATAGAACGCTCAATCCCTTCTCGTTCGATGGGGGAGAACAGTGCGCTGCCGTCTGCAACACGCAGAGTGGCGTTGTCGAACCATACATCGCGTGTCTTCTTCAGGTAGGAGATGTCAGGATTGAACCGCGCAACCATCGTGGACATAGAGTCGCCTTCGTAGGCGGTGTGGAACACGATGCCGATCTTTGCGGCTGCAACACGCTTGCCCAACTCGCTCTTGGGGTCTACGGCGTAGGTAATGGTGTTTGCGCGGAATGTGAGATAGGTGCTGCCGTCAATCTTCTCGCGCACCACGGTGTCCTTGTCGAACAGCAGATCGCCTTGCAGCACTCCACGAATTCCCAATTTAGAGAAATGCTTCAGTGCGAGTTTGAGTTTGACATTCAAGCCCTCGGCGGGGTGGTTTGCGTCAATGTCGGCAGGGGTAAAATTCAGTTTAGGTGTCACATTGAACACGCTCTTCGTGCCGACAAAAAAACGACCACTTGCAGGGTCGATGCCGCACACGATTGCGGGTGCGCCGTCCCACTTCACCGTGATGTCGTATGCGCTTGGCTCGTTTGCGGCAAACACATCAAGCACACCACGGATAGCGGAAACGGCGCGGTTGAATCCCGCGTAGCCGTCATTCAGAATTTCGTCTTCAAGGTGTTCCAAGTGGACATTCTTGCCACTCTTTGCCTTGAACGCTTCCGTGAGATGTTCGGTGAATCGAATCAAAAACAGTCCTCCGCTTCCGTTATTTAGGAAAATTGGAGGGGCTGCTCTTCCCGATAGGTGCGGATTGCGTCCACCAAATCTTCAATGTAGTCTCGGGGATCGGCGGTGAACACCTGACAGCCACCGTCTTCCACGCCGATCAGAATGGCAATATTTCGCAATTCCTGACCCGTCCGATCCTGCCACATAAGGGAATACGCCGTGGCTTGCATAAAATAGTCTTGGATCGCGTCTTCCGACTTCGGGTAATTCGAAGACTTGAAGTCGATGACGGAGGGAACCCCATCAAACTCCCCGATGCAGTCCGTGCGACCCGCCAATCCCACCTTCCTAGACCACAGCGGCACTTCGATGGCGTAGATCGCCCCAATACGATTGATGTCCTCACGCATCGACACAAAGAGATCGGCTTCACTTGTTCCTGCTGCTTCAGCCAGCGCAGTTGGCGTAAGATCGTTGCGGAGATAGGTTTCAATGATCGCGTGTAGTTTGGTTCCACGGGACAGTACTCGCTTGGATTCTTCAGGATTCTCGCGCCGCCACTTTGCAAAAAATGCACGCTTCTTCCATCCCGTCACGGTGGTGACTGACGGAAAAATACCGTCAGGAGTCTTGTATCTCCTGCCGCCACCACTCTCAACGGTTTCGATTTGTTCGTCTAGCGTCACAAATTCATGATGAAAGGTTTTCATTACTCTTCGGGCTTCTCCTCAACCACTTCTGTGCCTTC